CTAAGAATGGGAGCTGTCATGTCATGACCTCTTCGACAATTCCCAGCCCAGGTCGGCTGCGTGCTTGGCGGGATTCAGCTCTTGTGTAGTGATGTAGAAGTTCTGCGTTACTGTCTGACCGTTCTTGCGATTGTTCAGGAGTGCACCCAGCTGCTCTTGGGTGAACACAGCTTCGGGCTTGGACGTCTCGTTGAACCCAAGCTGGCCCGGCTTTAGCCATCCACCGTTCTTGTACCCACCAGGCTTATCCATAGCTGTCTGAATACTACCGTAAGTGTGCAATGCGTAGTTCAGACCTGCATAGATGTTCGCCAGAGGGTTCATGATGCCCAAGCCAAGGAACGGTCCAGCGTAGGCAGCGAACGTCGAAGGGATGACCTGCATCAGGCCTTGCGAAGGGTCACCGCGCTGAGCATTGATGTCGTACTTGTTGATGGCAGTTGAATTACCACCAGACTCCTGATTCATCCTTCGTAGCACGTTCGGGAGCAAGCTGGCTGGCTGGTGCAACATTGCCAACACCTGAAGGACCAGTGGGGCGTACTGGTCTACGTTGCCCCCACTGCTACCCATCCCCAGAAGCGACTTGGCAAAGTCCTCTGCCTTACTTACTGCACCGTCAAGGACCTTGCCAGGAATCGCTGCCAGAGCCTTGCCGAAGTTCGAATTGGCAATTTGCTTGACTGTGTCAATCGGCCCCTGGAACATCTTCTTCACAGATCCCACAGGGTCGGAGAAGAAGTCGGCGATGCTGGATCCGATGCCGGCGAGCCAACTGCCTGCGCTGTCGAAGAAGCTACCGATGTCGCCGACGATACCGCCGTCAGCAAACTTACCCGCTCGCATAGCCTCAAGGGCGCCGAAGTACTTGCCCGTCTTGTCAGCAGGCATGACATACTCGCCGTTAGACAGCCATGCGGGAATCATGTCGTCGCGAGGTCCACCAGGCCCAGCGATCGGACCGCCATCTGCAAGGTGCAGTGGATTAAGCTTGCCTAGACCGAACAGGTCAGCGATGCCATTCCACAGGGGCACGATGCCGTTGTTGTAAACCACGTCGATGATGAACTGAACGGGCTTCTTGGCGATATCCATCAACCCATTCCAGATTTGGGTGATCTTGTCAATGGCCCACTGGAACGAGTCAGCAATAGCATGTCCGAAGTTCGAAACAGTATCGCCGACCCAGGTGACTATGTCATTCCAGAGCTTCTTCAACCAGTTCCAGAAGTTCGTCCACAAGTCGACGATGGTCGTGATGATGGCGTTCCAGATGCCATTGAACCCTTGTGCGAAGTCCTGGAGGATATTGACGAGCCAGGAGACAGCGTCCTTGAACACGTTAACGATCAGGTTAATGAACGCCTGGAAGACACCTGAAACGATCTCCCACAGGCCGTTGAAGATCTCACCAATGCCCTGCCAGGCACGACCCCAGTCGCCTGAAAAGACACCGACGATGAAGTCGATAACACCCTTGAGGATGTCGACAACACCTGTAACAACTGCCTTGATCACATCCCAGATGAACCCGAATACATCCTTGACGATATTCCACAGGAAGGTCAAGGAGTCGGCAAGTGCCTTCAGGTTAGCGCTGACGATGTCCTTGATGTAGGGCCAGATGGCTACGAACCACTGGATGATGGGCTGGATGATCTTCTGAACGTCCGGCCAGATCTTCTGCGCCCAGTCGGAGATGTTCTTCCAGATTCCTACAATGAAGTCGCTTACAGGTGCCCAGGCATGCATAATTGTGGACGTAATGTCATTCCACAACTTGACGAGCTTGTCACCGATCTGCGCCTTGATCCAGTCGTACACTACTGTGAGCTTGGCCAGGATAGCATCCCAGACAGCAACCGCAGCTGTCTTGACTGCATCCCAGTGCTGTACAAGCAGGATGACGATCGCAACAATTGCCGCGATCGCAAGGACGATTAGTCCGAAGATTCCAAGCAGCGCACCAAGTGAAACACCGAGCAGCGCTGCAACCCCGCCCAGTGTTACGAAGGCGCCTGCAATAACGACAAGGACACCGACGACGGTCAGGATGACCGCACCGATAGCAACCCAGCGAACAATGTTCTGCTTGAGTCCATCGTCGAGACCATTCCACCACTGCAGTACACCAGACACAACCTTGATCAGCTGATTCAGAACAGGAATCAGTGCCTGTCCAGCAGTGATCTTCAGTGCGTCCCATTGGTTCTGCAACAGCTGTGACTGGTTGACTGTAGTACCAGCCATCTGTCCGTAGGCGTCTTCGAACGCACCAGCGGAGTTGTTCATGTCGTCAACAAAGCCAGCAAAGTCCTTTGCCGACTGTCCTGTCGACGTAACCAAGTCATAGAACCTGCGCGCCTGGATTGTACCACCCGCGCCCATGAAGAGTTCCTTCAGGGCCGCAGAACGTTCAGGCGCTGTGAGGTTTTCCAACTTCTTCTGCAACTGTTCCATAACAGTTGCCATGTCGTTGAAGCCACCGGACGAGTTCTTGACCTCAACACCCATAGACTGCAAGCGACTAACGACTGCAGGGTTGGAGAAGGCATCTAGTGCACGACCGGCTGAAGCCGAAGCAGCTGCAGCGCTTAGACCGTTTCGGGTCAGGAACGCCATCATGCCTGCGAGCGTCTCATAGGACTGTCCAGCGCGAACGGCAGAGGGAACCGACTGACCCATTACAGATGCAAACTCTTGGTACGTACCAACACCCTCACGGTGCAACTGGAAGTTGATGTCCAGGACCTTATTGACTTGGTCAATTGGGATGTGATACGCATTCATGACCGTCATGGTCGCACGACCAGCGGTCTGAAGGTCTAGCTGACCAGCAACAGCTTCCTTCGAGAAAGCAGTCAGGAGCTGCTCGGACTGCGGAGCGTTAACACTAATGGTAGAGAAGATGTCGAACAGACCATCAGTGAGGTCCTTAATGGGTGTTGCAGTATCGTTAGCAACACGTAGGATCTCGTCACCAAGCTGCTGGTTCGAAACCTTGGTAGTGGTGACCTGGGTCTGAACCCTTGCAACACCCTGCTCGAATTGCTTCGCCGCGTCTGTTGCAGAACCCATGGCCTCGAGTGTCTGTACACCCAGGTCAGCCATACCAATGCCTGTAGCGGTGATTGCAGCGCCAGTAGCAATCTGTGACTTAGCAGCTGTTTGAGATGCCTTGTCCACATCACTAAATGAACCGACCAGCTTAGCCATGATACTGGACGCTTCATCCTGTGCACGGATGACTAGGAGGATCTCACGAGTGCTAAGCGCCACGATTCCTCCTAGCTCTTGGCCCTGTCGATCTCGGCCTTCTGTGCCTGCGCTGCAATCACTACGCCCATTGCTTCGACCCAGAACGGATCCTGGTCAAGCAGGCCTCCCGAATTCGGAAGACAGTAGAAGGTCTGACACAAGGACACCACAGACAGAACAGTTCCTACATCTGCGTCATCCTCTGCATGGCGTCCGTCCCTTAGGACTGCGAATCGGACGCGCTCCCAGAGTTTCCCAGGTTCTCGTCCTCGAAGTTGTTCATGTTGTCGATGAGAGTGCTGATCTCTTCGCCAACCTGCGGGTCGAGGCGCGTCACGTCGAAGTCGTTGGACAGGTTAAGCGCGGCGCCAGACTCGTCGGTGAGGTTGTGTTCTACAACGCAGTTCTTGAAGTCGTAAAGAGTAGACTGGAGAGTCAGCATCTCCATGTTGGCCTTAGCGTTGCCCTTGCGGCCGCGCTGCATCTCCATCTGCATCCGCATAGCGTTCTGCTGCCGCGTGAGCTTCTGACCGTAGGTCATCTTGCGCAGCACAACGTAGCCATCCGGCGGCAGACTCTTGAGGTCGAACCTCTCCGTCGAGTTCATGTTTACAACAGCTGCGGGCATGATGCACATCCTTCTCTAAAGCTAGAGCTCACTAGCTTGTAGACTAGCGATAGACTCAAGTCCCTTTGAGTCTAAGCTAGGGGACCTACGAGCTACGTAGAGCTCTAAGGGGCGTTGTTGATCTTGATTAGACTTACTTAGACTCTGATGACTAAGGAGTCATGTTTTCAGCGGTGGTGATGGCCAGCGTCCAGGCATTGCCCGAAGTAGGATCGAGCGTTCCCTGGTAGGCAATCTTCTCCATCAGCAGGTCGCCCTGGTTGGACAAGTTGCCAGCTTCGTAGGTATCCTTCACAGCCGCGATGACGTCCAGCTGGAAGATCTCACCCGTGACAGCCTTCGTCGCCTTGACCCTGATGCCCTGCGCAGTGAGCGCCTTGAAGGCATCGTAGTCAGTCCGGTCCTGGAAGTCACGGTTCATCGTCATGGTCACAGTACGCTCCTTGTAGGAGACGAACTGTGCACCACGACCTGTATTCTTCATTCGGTAGTTCGGCGTCGCGTTATCAGTCGACGTGAACTCGAACGTGTCCGTGTCGAAGACCTGCGTCCCTGTGGGGATTTCGACATCGTACTCGCCGGCACCGAACGGCTGCAGCTGGTTCGTCGTCCACACGGGCGTAGGCATGCTCTGCACAGTCTCGTCCATGCCGATGATGCTGTACGTCGCAGTCAGCATACCGTTGCTGACACCGAACTTTACAGTTCCCACAGTACACCCGACGTAGCCGAACACTACACCGTTTCGAACGACTGTGATGGAGAGCGTGCGGCCAGCAGTAGCCGAGGCAGTAGGCGTGTAGGTGTAGAGGTACTTGCCAGACACTGGACCAGTCTTGACGAGTGCCTGACGCATCGCCCTGTGGAAGTAGACCATCAGGTCAGTGAGACCTTCGATGACAACATCACCTTCGATGTGCACGTTGCCGGGCACACCGCCGATGTTGTCCACCGACTGCCTGATCGGCCGCCGCCACTGAGTACCCTGGACATACTTCAGAGACTCAGACGTGATCGGACCGTACTTGGTCGGCGCCGTGTAGACGCCCGAAGCGACTGCTGTGTTCGCAGCTGGCTGGGCGCCGGCAGGAGTAAGAGCACCAGTGTCGACGTAGGTGATGGTCGAGCCACCAGTAATAGCGGTCAGCAGAAGCTCAGTCCCTGTTGCACCACCTGCAGCGGTTCGGTAGAGCTTGTAACCCGTTGCACCGGTAACGACGTTCCAGTTGACAGTGTTCGAGTTGGTAGAGCCTGCGCCTGTGGTTACCGTCTGCTCGTTGCTGACAAGCGTCTCACCTGCAGTGTTCGTTGCAGTCAGAACGTACTTGTACGTGGACGTAGCCGGCAGTGTGCCACCAGCCGTTGACGACGTAGCAGCAAGCTGAACAGGCGCAGCGAGCTGCTCTAGCGCCACTCCCAGGAAGCCGCCACCACCAATACCATATCCCACTTTACACCACCTTACTGGTTGTAGTTCGGCTGCATGGGAAGAAGCGTAAGCGACTCCGCCTGTACAGTAAGACGCGCTGCACGAAATTCAGTCTTGCTACGCAACGAAACACCAAAGTCAGTACGTACAACTAGGCAGTTGATAACAATTCCACCTAGCGTAGGGTCGGCATGTAGAACAGTTTCGATAGACTCCGCTAGCTGGCCAGCAAGGTGAAGATTCAACTGTGCATCCTGCACCTGACCTGCCTGAACCAGCACGAAGCATTCGAAGGCGTTCTTAACGCGCCTAGGTGCACCAGCAGGGTTGCGCACCTTACCACCAGGAATAACTTCTACTGCAGGCGTGCGTGGAATCTTAGTCTGCTCGCCGTACCAGATATCTGCAACGGCTAGGTCAGTCTGCTTGGCTGTGATCAGATTCTGAATAGTTGCAGTAAAGGTTTCCAGGCTATCAGTAGGTGTAGTCATCTCTATCACCCAAACCCTGCTGCAGCAACCCGCATGGCAATCCAGGAATCGAACTCGGCATCAATCTTGTCCAAGTCCTCATCCTGAAACATCACGAACGGGCGCGCGGGGATAGCATGGGCACGGTCAGAGCTAGAAGCAGCCGAAGTGCCTGAAGCCATAGCCGTCTTGAGCTTAGTGTCCAGGTCGGCCATGACTTGCTGCGCCGCCTTGCCTGCACTGAGCTTCACACCACGCTTGGCTGCAGACTTGATCTTACTCTGAATCTGAGCACCTGTAGTAGTGTCGTAACCTGATTGATGTATAGCACCATACCAGATACGATCAGGCAGCTGCTTAACGATTGCGTAGTCCTGAGTAATGTCCCACATGGTCATGAAGCCCATGTTGCGCTTCAATGCACCAGACCGGACTAGAGTAGTGCTGCCCGAACCTTCACGGCTACGAATAAGCAGTGTGGACTCGGATAAAGGCACCCAAGTATCAGGACGGCCACCTGAAGAGAAGTTCTGCTGAATCGACGGAATCATAACATTGCGGACTGCATTCGTCAGAGGCACTCTGAACGAACGGATGTCGGCACCCATCTTGTCGACATCACGAGCCAGGATGCCAATCGTTGGCGAGAAGTCAAACGCAAGGATTCCGGAGTCTTTACGGGGAGCTGTCATCAGAACACCTTCCCCACAGAGAAGGCAGCGTCGCCCAACGAACTGTCAAGGTCCGTAGGCTGCTGTGCGGAAGATGAATCATTCGGGTAGAATGTCGGTCCGTCTGAAGTAGAGACGGTCTGGCCAGGCATGATAACAGCCCCGTTCAAAAGGCCTGTCATCAGCGACTCTGCCTCAGCACGCAGAAGCGTAGCATAGACGTTAACGTGTTCCTGGTCTTCCGAGTACTGCCTGTTGTAGAACCAGGAAATGTACAGCATTGAAATGACTTGCTGCACAATAGGAGGCGTGGAAGAAGAGTCGGACCAGGTGCTGACATCGAAGCCTTCGGCCAGCATGCCGAGCACCTGGTTCTCGACCTGAGTAAGCAAGTCGGCATCAAGGACAGTAATAGGCAGCTTGGTCTTCTCAGCCCAAGACTGCGCTTGCTGAACCGTGATACGCGACATGCTTCACCTCACTCCCTGTTCTCGGTGTCCTCAGTACGCTCGTCGACACCTTCGGCGTCGGTGTCCTCCTCCAGCGACGGCTCGGTCGCCACAGCATCAGCCTCCGCCGCTTCCTGCGGAGTCTCAGGAGCACCAGACGGAAGAGTCTGTCCCTCGACACCGTGAGCAGTGGTGACGCGCTCCATGGGACCCACAGGGCGCTCACCCGAGTACTCGTCGCCTTCCTCGATGGAGTCCGAGGCGAGAAGGGTGTCGATGTCGTTCTGGCTGAAACCGTGTTCCTCGGTGAGTTCGTCGCCGACCTGCAGCGTCACGACGTCTCCGGAATCCAGGCCGTGCTGGATCGGAGTCTTGGCGAAGTAAGCCATGTTCTCTCCTTTCTCAGGCCACCGCGTTCTGGATCAGGTAGCCGGTGATGAGCAGATTGCTCTCGACGCCGACCAGCTTGAGGTCGTAGCGTCGCCGGACACGGATGAGGTCCGATGCCCGCGGGTCCTCGCGCCAACGGTCGATGACCTGGGACTGCGAGGAGCCACCAGTCTTGCCGTTGTCTCGCGCCTGACCGCCGCCGAAGCCCCACACGAACTCGTAGCCGAATCCGAGCTTCTTGATGCCGGGAGCACCAGGCACGTAGGCGAGGATGACGTCCTTGCCCCACATGTAGGTCATGTTCGCCGAGGTGACGGACACGCCTGCGCCGGCGGTGGAGTAACCGACGCCCGGAACCAGAACTCGATCGATGCCCAGAACCGAGGAGATGATGTCCGGGGTGAGGATCGCCCGCTCCGAGTACTTGATGCGCTCGATGAAGTCCGGGTGGTCCTCGAGCTGCGTCATCACCTGGTACGGGAAGATGGCGAGGTTCGGGTTCTTGAAGATCTTCGCATTGATTGCCCTGATACCCGTCTTCACATCCGAGATCGGGTTGGACGTACTGTAGTTCGCACTGTTCCACTGAGCAGTACCTGACAGTGTAACGCTGTTGCCAGACGCGTAGTTACCGATCGTACGCGCCATGTTCATCATGTTGAGTTCGCGGCTGAACATGATGCGGTCAGTGACAAGCTCGACAGCATCCTGGTCAGGCTGCAGAGGGATGTCGGCGTTCTGCCGCTCCTCGTCCGTGACCGCGATCTGAAGGGCGTGCTCGGATGCGTAGTACGAGTCCGTGCTGACCTTCAGGCCAGGAATCTCATTCGCGACCGTACCCGGCGCACGAACGTCCGCAGCTTCCACCTTGAAGAACTCACGGTCGAAGATGTAGTACTTGTTGGACTGCTTCGCCACAGGCACGGCCGGAAAGAGCTCCGGCCCGACGAAGCCCATGTCCATCGGCCACTGGATCGAAATCTGGGTGAGCACCAGATCGATGTGGACGGAACCAGACCCAGAAGGGCTGTAAACTGCCATGATTCACTCCCTTCAGGGGTCAGCTGGAAACTGCCGCACCCGGCGTCAGCAGCACGTCGATGACCTGACCAGAACCGGACGCACCCGTAAGTGCGATACCTGCCTGCTTGGTGCCCGCAGCACCAGCCGTAACGAAGTTGCCCGAGGCGTCGCAGAACACCGGCGTGTAGATGGTGATGGCACCGCCAGTGACACCACGAGTGATACCCATGATGCGAACGTCGACGGTAGCCTTGCCCGTCGCCACCTTGGTGGCATCCAGGGTTTCCTGGTACACGCCCAGAACACGAGTACCTGTACCTGCAGTAGTGACAGTGCCACCACTTGCGTCGGTCGTGTCCAGTGTAGCGCACGTGAACTGGTTGACAGTGGCGGAGGAATTGACCTTGAAGCCCTTGTCAAGAACGAAGTTCGGACCCATGACTTACCTCCTCCCCTTACTCGCCAGCCAGAGTGGACAGACGGTACTGCTCGTACAGATCCGGGTCGCTCAGCGTGACTGCGTGAACGGCCTGGGCGTAGGTCAGGTCCTTGTTGTCGGCCTGCACCTTCTTGACAGCCTCGCTGAAGGCCCTCACACCGGTCATCTGGTCCTCGGTACTGATGACCTTGCGAGCAACGCCTCGCTCACCCAGTTCGACGACGCCCTTACCCTCGACGAACATCTGGAGGATCTCGGCGAACTTCTTGTGCGCGTCGGAACCCAGCGTGAGCATGAACGGCTCAGCCAGTTCCTTGGCAGCAGGCGAGAGGACGTTGTTGCCTTCGGTCAGGTTGCTGAGCGTACGCTGCACCTCGGCAAGGCGGTTCGCCGTTTCCAGCTCCAGCATCTTGTCGGACAGCTTCTTGAAGAGCGGGTGCTCCATAAGCTGCGCCTCGGACAGGGTCACCGCAGGTGCCCCACCCTCGCCGCCCTTCTTGTCGGACATCTGCGTCTCCTTTGCGTTGCCCTGTCCGGGCTCCTTCGTAGTGTCGTCGCCCTCAGTTGCCTCGTCCTTGGCGAGCATACTGACCGCGCCGAGGATCTGGTTGTGGTCAGCATTGGGATCCAGGCCCAGAAGACTAGCCATCTTGCCGAGAGCGTCATCGACACTTAGTGGCGCTACCGAACTGCTCTGCGGGTCAGTTCGCGTACCTGTACCATCATTGGGCGAAACAGGAGGTGCAGACGTAGCAAGAAGCTTCGCCATCTCCTCCGAGAGATTGACGGGCTGGATGTTCTTCAGGAACGGACGGTTAGTGAGTGCGCCACCGAACAGAACGTCATTGTGAGTCGTACCCTGGTTGTCCGTCCAGGAATCCGTGTACTCAGGCGAGAAGTAACGGTATTCCTTGTTCTTGATCTTGTCACGTGCCGCAGGTGTCCAGTCGACGTGGAGGTAGAGACCGTCGGGACGCGCCTCGGCCTGCTTGACCCAACCAGCGGCAATCTGCTCCTTGACCTTGTGGTCGTAGTCGATGTCGAGATCGGTACCACGAACCTTATTGTTGACGCTAGCGGCAAAAGCCTTCACACGCTCAGGCGTAACATTGATCTCACCGTAGGTGGGGTGCTGGTACTTACCAACAGGAAAGGCTTGAATCCAGCTCGACGAATTGTCATCGAACTGAATACCCGAGAGATCGTACAGGTAGCTAAAATGCCCAGTCACTTACCGTAGCCACCCCCACTCCCCTTCGGAGTTGCCTTCTTGGTCGACACGACAGGCTTCTTGCCCACGGGCATCGCTGCGCTGGGCTTCTGTGTACCGACAGCAGGCTTCTTGGCCGTGGCTGCGGTATTCTTCACAGGCGGCGTGACAACCGCCTTCTGACCGCCCCTAGCAGGTGTCTTGCCCTTGCTTACGGTGGTCTTCTTGGGAGCTGCCACGGCACGCCCCTTTCCCTTGTCTTAATGATAACACAGTGACCCAAGGGGACACAACTGATTCGTATATAAGGGTACTACTTACCACTCCTGTCAACCCCCGCGTTGCCCCGAGGCACAGATACCACAGGGCGAGGGTTTTGCCTCGGAAGCTGCGCGGGCGAGGGTTTGGGCGCGCTTGGAACGTTTGTGCCAGAGGCTCCTCGCTGCTGGCTCGCAGGAGCAGGACGCGTGCCTCCACTACCCTGAGGCGCTGTGGCCTGGCCCTCAACAGGTGCACCTTGCGGGTTGCCGATGTTGCGCGATGTCGCAGGATCGCGGGGCGGAAGGTCGAACTCGTCACGCATCTCGTCCTCGAGCTGGTCGTCAGGAGTGAGTACACCAGACCCGACGAGATTCCTGACAGCGAACGAGATGGTGCGCCAGGTGTCTTCTTCACCAATGCGGCGAGCCTTGAGCTCAGGGTAACCATTGGGCGTCCGAGGGAAGTTGTAATCGACCAACTGTCGAATGCAGTACGAATTGAATACGTCTTCGACACACTCAGCCAGGAACCGTGTCGACCTCATGAACATTGTGTGGTCATCATCCTTGCCTGAGCGACCACTCTCAACGTCAATGAAGTTTCCAAGCACGTTCATTTCGATCTGGTCGTCGTGGTAGTTCAACGACTCCAGTGCATTGACTGGCTGTCCCTCGAGCTTGGCGAAGACCAAGTCCCAGTTCGGCGGCAGAACAACGTGTGCACGCTCGTTGGTACGCAGATTACGTCCGAGGTTGTCTGCCAGGAGGCGATCGTTCGCACTAAACCCCGGAGGAAGCTTAATGATCGGGATACCGATACCATGACGCTCCTTCTGGATAGCGTCGATCTTCTCGAGCTGCTGCTTGTAGTACCAAGGCTTGTATGCAGAACGAAGGAGCGACAGACCAGTCATGTCGCCACCTTCCTTCTCGAACGTGAAGACAGCGAGCTTCTCGATCGGAATAAAGATAGTGCTCAGGATGCTGTAGTTGTACATCTGTACGCCTGCAGGACCACCCTTGTCGTCAAACTCCCAGTACAGCACATCGAGAGGGTGACGAGGAGCGAACTTCTGCCAGCACATCATTCCAGGGCGCTCAGGATGCTTGTTCGTCCAGACCTTCTCGAACATGTAGTACCCGAACTCCAGGCAAAGCAGCGCTTCCGTGAGCAACTGTGGCCAAGAGTTCGTCATGCCCTTGAACAGGTTCCAGGACACGAAGTCAGCGATCGCCTTGTCCTTCTTACTGTCCGAAGCAGGCTTAATGAACCAGCGTGCAGACAGGACAGGAGTCTTCATCAACCGTAGGGTCGACCGAACGGTTGAATCGGACCTACGCATCTTGTCGTAAGTGCGCAGACCCTGAGCCTCACGCAGGTCAGGATTGTATTCCTGCCTAAGGAAGCTCAGATACGTCGAAGGACTAGTGGTACCGATCTCATTCAGGTCAGGTCGCCCGAGAGTGTTCTGTGCTGACCTGTCAGCCATTAGAACAACTGACTGTCCATCAGGATCAGTAACAGTGTCAACGAACTCGTACCTCTCGAGCGCCTCGGCCCAGGTAAGCTGACTACCTTCGGTAGTGGTCATGGTGTGTACGTCCCAGCCCTAGAACCTGTACGCGACCACTTAGGAACGCCGACAGAAGCAGTTCCGAAGGTGGTACCAGTATGGACGAGCCGCACAATCGGGGCGGTGTCCGTAGCAAAGCTTGTAACAGTCCCCGGAAGCAGCTTGCCACCGGAAAAGATATTGACGTGGCTGTTGACCTTCAGCTTCCGGGTTGCCATTAGAGGCCCCTGTTGTGGTAGGCACCAGTCTGCTTGGTTGTGGTAGCTGCAGCAACACCGTGGATCAGCCGACCACCCTGCAACTCAGGCAGGAGCAGGGAAACGCTACTCGCGGCAGGTGCAGCAGTACCAACGGCGGGCGTGATGCTGCCATCATCGACGAACACGTTGCTCACCTGCTGCTTCATGAACAGCTGGGAACCCGTACGGCCGTAGAACCGGTAGGCAGTCGCACCAGAGGTCACAGGTGCCGTAACAGTTACAGTCGACGTCGATCCTGTGGTGACCTGGTTGGCTGTGGCGCTGGCCTGAGTCTCAACACCGTTCACGATTGCCGTGTTGCTGTACGTGTAGGTGCCTGCAGCAAGCGTTCCACCAGTAGTAGCAGTACCCAGGGTAGGCGCAGCAAGAGCAGTGCCTGCATTACCTAGCACAATGGCAGTCATGGAACGTCCATTGGCGAAGATGTACTTGACTACGTGCTGAAGGACAGTCTTTGCAGCCCTGAGTGGCATGTCCCCTCCTAGAACACTAGTTCGGATGCCACGAACATACCGTGGTCGAGTTCAGAGCTAGGAACTACTCGCATTCCCGCCAGCCTGTTAAGGTCACCAGGATCAGGATCACGATAAGGCGAAGGAAGCCCCATGACCTCATCCAGGTGGTGACTCGCGCCCAGAGTGAACAAGTGTACCAGACCATACCTGATAGCATCCATAGCATGGTCTTCGACCTTCTGGCCCATCTCAGGAACGTTCGAACCATTAACCGGTTCCTTGGACTTGTAGTTGTTAAACTCCCTGATTACATTCTTACAGGAGTGGTCAACATACAGTCCAGGCCGCTCAATCGGGCGCTCGTGTTCGTCGTACAGGCCTGTCTCGCGCATCCCCAAGGCCTTCTTGACGGTCATTACACCGTCGCGCCAGTTCTCCTTGGCCTTGGGATCCGCGTAACACCCGACCAACTTTTCGCTGACCGTAACACAGGCTTCAGGGTCGGCTGCGTCGCCAAAGGCCAGGTCTAGGCGATAGCCCTCAGGCTGTTCCCGTGCCTTCATCTCTTCCAAGGCCGAGTTCAGTGTGACAAAGGCCTTGTAGTACTCACGCCAGATGTACACAGTGTCATCAGGTGCGACCTGAAACTCGATCGCTGCCATAGGGTTCGTAAAGCCCCAGTCAAAGGCAATGTAGTTCGGCCATGCAGGGTTGAACGTATGCTTCTTGACGTGAACGGTCTCGCGCCACTCGCCATAGATCTTTCCGACGAAGGCCGAGAACTCTGCGCCGATTTCCTGTGCAAACCATTCAGGAATAGTCGAACGCTTCATCTCCTGGATCTCTTCGTCATCGTACCCGTCAGGGTAGATAACCGTGTTAGCCCAGGAAGGGAACTGCCACGACTCGTAGTTAGGCCGATCAGGGTCCTGGCCGTACTGCCACATCCTGTGCAGCCAGTTGTAGCCCTCAGGAGTAGTTGGAAACGTTGCGAACCCTCGATAGTCAGTCAGCGCAGGACGAATGTACTTCTTCCAAGTCGCTTCCTTTTGCTTGGCCGCCTCGGACATGATAACGCCATTGAGAGCGTCACCAACCAGAAGATCTGGATGCTCTGCCGATCGGACCTCTAGGCGTGACTGCCAGGGGAACTCAATGTACATGTCCCCTTGCTTCTTGTTGTACGCCTTCTTGATTCGCTTGTCCCTACCGAAGCCCTGACCAATCATCAGGTCATCCCAAATAACCCGGAACTCCTTCTCGCCCAGGTCATAAGTAGGCCCGACAATCCAGTAACGCGTCTTCGGAATAAACAGGTAAGGCTCAAGGTCACGCGCAGCCATTGTGGACTTACCGAAGCGACGACCACAACACGGGACTCGAAAGCGTGCCTTGGAATCATGGAACTTGCGCTGCTCAGGGTGGGGGTGATAGTTAATCGACTTGAAGTACTTCTCCTTGTCGACTGTAAGACTCATCAGTTCACCCCGCAAAGGTAACCGTAGCCAGATTCCGTACCGTATGCAGTGGGATCAATGCTGGCAGGTAGGCTGTTACCACTAGCATAGCCGCATCGACGGTTAGTCTGTCCAGGGCCACGGGTGACAAAGGTATGGGAGTCCACAGGGGAGTTGGGGAAGCAGAGTTGCGGGTTGCCACCAGCAAACCCTCGAATCAGTGCCAGGAGGTAGAAGTAGCTAGTGGAGATCGTAACAGCGCCGCCTGAGATGGCACCACCTCGCCACCCGATAGAAGTCCACAGGGTGTTGTCGTTAGCCGTGGAGCCCTTCTGTGCACCAGTGTCGTCGTAGATGCCGAGCTGGTTAGGCGTAGTAGTGTTGTCATAGGTGCCAGCAATACCACAGGCGGCCCAGAGGTTAGTAACCTGTCCTGAGCTTGGCGTTGGGAGGCGCATGTACCAGATTGTGTTATTACCACCTGGCTGCGTAAACTGATACGTCAGAGGGTCGCCCGTAATGGCAGTTAATCCATAACCTGCTGGCAGGTAAAGGTTTGGTCCGGATCCTCCACCTGCGACTGCTGCCCACTTCATGCCTGCGGTTTGCGTGCTGTCGGCAGTGAGCACCTGGTTATTTGAACCGACCCCTAGACGGCTCAGTACCCCGCTACCGGTAGCAGCAAGCAGGTCACCCTTTGTAGTTACTAGCGACGAGGGCACCTTGCCTGCAATTGAGGTACTCAAGGTGTTCAGGTCAGTCACTAGCTGGGTGATGTCCGATTCAGCGTGCGAGTGGCTCGCAGCGGCCTTGTTCGCCAATCCAGGTACCGTAGGCAAGTCCGCAGTACCAGCAAGGTCCCCTGCGAGCTTGATCTTACCCTTCGCCGTCGTGGTCGCATCAGGCGTACCTGCAGCTGCAAGGCTCTCCGCAAACTGCTTGGTCGCCGCGCCCAAAGGGACAGTGGGATCTCCGGACAGAATCAAGGCACCTGTCATGGTGCCACCGGTCTTCTGAAGGAACCCCGCAAGGTCAAAGCCCGGCGCTTGTGGCACTGCTACGTGGTCGAGCAGCTGCGAAAGTGTAGCACCAGTTCCAGCCAATGCAATAAGCACCGGCATGTAAAAGGTCTCGTTCCATTCCTTTGTACGTACCTGCACCTGATAAAACCAACTGGCCGGGCTCAGGCTGGTGTCGTCACTGGCCGGCAAGGAAACCGAAAAGGCCCCATCATTATTGGTCCCTACAGGCACAACCCACGTCGTAGGCGTTAGGACAACAGCGCCTGACTTGTGAATCTGCTGTGTCAGCCTAAACTCGATGAAGCCAGAGTCAAAGGAACCGTCCCCACGGTAGAGTACATCGTGTACTTGTACGTATGTAATCCCCGGCACTGTGGGCACGGTTCCCCTCCTCAGGACTTCAGCCGACCGGACCGCTCTGCGCAGGCACGTCGGTGTTGGGAGTCGGCGTCGGGTCGGCCCCAGGCTCGTCAGCCTTAGCCTGTGGCACCCAGCACGCATCGCACTTCAGCGTGACACTGATGCTATTCGCATCGCCGTGTCCGTGCCCTTCGACCACGTAGCGCAGCCCCCACTGATCCTGCGAATGCGCTGTCAATCCGGAAGTGGCCTCGAGGTTCCCGACAATCAGATCCCTGACAGCCTTCCCCAGGTCGCCGAAGTTGGTGTCGTCGTAGGCCTTCAGCTGCTCGATGACCTCGCTCTTGGTACCAAGAGCCTTGAAACCAAACGTCATAGTGTCCTCCATCGCGGGCGAACCCTCTGGGCACAGATTCCACAGGGCCTTTGTTGTACTTCTAGGCGTTGTTGTTCACGATGCCCTTGACGAACTCAGCCAGGGCATCCTTCTGATCGTCGCCCTTCAGGCCTGCACTCTTCACAGGACCGAGGACACGGTCGGTGATGTACGTAGCTGCACGGTACTGAAGCTGCTCACTCGCACTATTGAAGGCAAGGTGGGTGATCTTCAGCGCCGCTCGTGCTGCGTTCTGACTGAAGATCTCGTTCGCCAGCTCGGCATCGGATGCGCCTGTGAGGTCCTGCTCCATCCTCAGTCCATCAAGCGCCTCAGGATCGTAGGCCATTTGGACGCCTCCCTAGGCTTTCAGGACAAAGCTCCTTCCTATATGATAGCTTATTACCCGTAATGTACGCAACTTATTGGTAAATACGTGGAAAATCTGCAGTTTCTGGCGACTTTTCTCGTGTATATTATATGGTCAAATCTGCCGACGAAGGTACGGTATGACCTGGTAACACATGCGAAAATGCTCCTACTCTATCTGAGACCCA